AAAACAGAAGATGACATTAATCTAGATGCATTGGTTGATGAATTAGGTAAATTAAAATCATTTGCTAACTTCCCAAGAACGGATTTCAGTGCAAATTACGGTGGCGATAGTTAATAATTAACCATACCGTAAGGTATATATAATATATAATGAAAATATTTGATGAATTGACAAATAGGAACTTTAAACTTTTTGCAGCAAACCATTATAATAATCCAGAATGTGTTGATGTAGAAGAGTTTAAACAAGACCTAAATAGGTTTAAGTATCTTAAGAGATTATTGAGAAGGTATGAACAACATGGTGAACTCCAGGAAAGGCTCATACTAAATCATATAATAGTTCTATATAATGTCTTTGGAATTGAACCATGTAATAAGATGATGTGGTTTAAAATCAATGAAGAACATTGGCATTATATCAAACCATTCTTAGTATACTTACATTACCTACCAGAAAATGAGAAAGTAGATGTGGGCTTGGACCCATATATTGTAGAGGTACTAAGAAACTTATGAGTTTTTCAGCATTAGCAGATTTTGGATACGCCGTAAGGTTCTTACGGTTATTGACTATGAAAGTTGAAAAAACCGGTGCGTTTAAAACAGGTGTTATTGATAAGAACTATAAAGTAATAGTACCAGCAAAAGAAAGAACATCAGAACAAAAGAAAAATTATACTATATTCCATAGAATAGTTTTTAATATTAAAAGATTAATAATGAAAGTACCAGGTGGCAAATCAACTGTGGCTTCATATGCAGCTGCCATGTTATTATTAAAAGAACAAACTGGTATGTCAGATAAAAAAATAAAAGAAGTAATTGAAGAAGCTTTAGGATATGAATTTGACCCAGTAGATATATATGAAAGTTCATGGTTTATGAGAGATGATGAACTAATGCCTGGAACATATATGTTATTAAACGACCATTTAGATAATAAGAATAAAGAACTAATTGCTTTTGCTAGAACAAAGGTAAAAGTTGATGATTTTCTTATACCAGTTAAGGTTGTAAATGGTATAAATATATATGAGGTAAAACATATTCCCACTGGGCAAAAGATATATGTATCAAATCAGGATATAACAAGATGAGAAACGGAATGTCATTCGCAGAATATAACAAGCAATGGGAAGATGCTGCAGCAAATGCAGTAGGTCATGGTGGTGTATCAATGCCATCAGATATGATGCCTAAAGATAAACATAAAAAACATAAAGACAGAGTCAAAAAATCAGTATATGATGGCAGAACTAAAGAGGGTAGAAAGTTTGTAGAACGCATCCTCGCAAGGAGAGCAGCACGTGAAAATATTAAAAAAAATACTTGATTATCTATACGAACTCTGGTTAAGAATTCTACGCTGGTTTAGCACCAGATATACCATAAACATTTCTTACGACGGTCAATGGGGAAACGCAGATGACCAAGAGTTTAAGCATGTCAGAAAGATAATTAAATCTAATTTCAAAGAATTAAAATTTAGAACTGAAGATAGAAGAGAAGTTCATATACGTGGTATGAATGGATTAAGATATAAGATAGAGGAAGAATAATGCAACAATTTTTTATCGGTTTAACTCTCCTTCTAGGATTAGCTTGTTGGTGGTTATATGGAGAGAACCAAACATTACAACAAAACAATGCCCAACTACAAGTTGCTATTGAGCAACAAGAAGAAGCAATTGAAGCAATAAAAGAATCATATGAAAAACAAGGTGAATCCTTGAATGCTATGATAAATAAAAATGCACAAATTGAAGCTGAGGCAGCTAGGTATATGGATATATTTAAAAGACATAACCTAAATAAATTAGCAATAGCAAAACCTGGTTTATTAGAAACTAAGGTTAACAGAGGAACGAAAGATGTATTTGACACAATTGAAAACGACAGCAGGGAACTCGATTCGCTCGACGATCCTAGCGGCGATATCAATCCTAATAATTAGTGGTTGTTCATCATTTGTTGGAACTAAACCAATAACAGTTAGTTCTAAACCAATTGATATACAAATCATTCAACCACAAATGCCTAGAGGCATTGATTTAGAAGATATTAAATGGCATGTAGTATCAACAGCACCAATTGCAAATCCATGTGTAAAGGATGCTGAATCAGGTAAAAGAGAAAAAAATGAAGATGGTTCATGTAAGAACGGTAAAGAAAATCCTGATTGGCCAGAAGGTTATTCATATCTAGATAGATTCCTTGAGGAAAATGCAGAACAAAACAATGGCGATATAGTTTTCATGGCTATATCTATTGGCGACTATGAAATAATGAGTGGTAATATGCAAGAGCTTCGTAGATATATTAGAGAAGTTCAAGAGGTAGTTGTATATTATAGGAATGTCACTATAAACGACAAACCTGCAGTAGGTGCCAAAGTTCAATTAAAAGACTAAAATAACAGTTTACAAATCGACTGATTTGTGATATAATATATAATATTATGAATGGAATTAATGGTATAACTGTCACTAAGCGAGACGGTTCAACACAATCGTTTAATCTCGATAAAGTACACAAAGTATTAGAGTGGGCTGTAGAAGGCATCACAAATGTTTCTATGTCTGAAATCGAGTTAAAAGCTAATATTCAATTGTACGATAAAATACCAGCTTATGATATACATGAGTTGTTAATTAAATCAGCAGCTGAATTAATATCAGAACATACACCTAACTATCAATTTGTAGCAGCCAGGCTTATATCATATAAAATGAGAAAAGAAGCTTATGGTCAATATAATCCACCAAGGCTATGTGAGATTATTCAAAGGAACGTTGACCTAGGTGTATACGATAAAGAGATATTAAATCTTTATACAATGAAAGAATTAGCTGAGTTAAATGATTATATCAAACACGATAGAGATGATAGTTTTACATACGCAGGAATGGAACAGTTCCGTGGAAAATATTTAGTCCAAGATAGAAGGACAAAACAAATATATGAAACACCACAAGTTTTATATATGATGATAGCCGCTACGTTGTTTAGTGCATATAAAGAAAATAGAATTAAATATGTCAAGGAGTATTATGATGCGATTAGTCAATTTTATATATCGCTACCTACGCCAATTATGGCAGGAGTTCGAACACCTACTAGACAGTTTTCGTCATGTGTACTTATTGAATCCGGAGATAGTTTGGATTCCATTAATGCTACTGCTACTAGCATTGTTCGTTATATAAGTAAGAAAGCTGGAATAGGAATAGGCTCAGGTTCTATAAGGGCAATAGGTGCTAAGATTGGAGATGGCTCTGTTGTACATACAGGGCTAATCCCGTTCTTAAAATACTTTCAATCGGCTGTCAAATCATGTTCTCAAGGTGGTGTTAGGGGTGGAGCTGCTACAGTATATCTACCTTTATGGCACTATGAGTTTGAGGACTTAGTAGTATTAAAAAATAATAAAGGTACTGAAGAAACAAGAGTACGTCACATGGATTATGCATTTCAATTTAATAAGTTGATGTATGAGAGATTATTAGAAGGTGGTAATATAACTTTCTTTGACCCTAATGATGTACCAGGTTTATATGATGCTTTCTTTGCAGACCAAGATAAATTCCAAGAACTATATGAGAAATATGAAAGGGCTACATCTATTCGTAAGAAAAGTTTACCAGCCATGGATGTATTTCAAATGTTCTTAACAGAAAGAAAAGATACTGGTAGAATATATCTTATGAACGTGGACCATGCAAATGACCATGGTGCGTTTGATGCAGATAAAGCACCTATAAGAATGAGTAATCTATGTTGTGAAATAGATTTACCAACAACTCCTTTGGATTCTTATGATGATGAAAACGGAGAGATTTCTTTATGTACTCTATCAGCAATAAATTGGGGACTAATAAATGAACCACATGAATTTGAAAAATATTGTAATCTTGCTGTTCGCGCTCTTGACGAGCTACTTGATTATCAATCGTATCCTATTCCCGCAGCAAGAAGAGGTACTGAGAATAGACGCCCCCTTGGAGTGGGAATCATCAACCTCGCATATTTCTTAGCAAAGAGGGATTTAAAGTATGATGAATCAGCATATAAAATTGTAGATGAATATGCTGAAGCATGGAGTTATTACTTAATTAAAGCATCAGCTGATTTAGCTGCAGAAAAAGGTGCGTGTTTATCATCAAATGAGACAAAATATGCCCGTGGAAAACTCCCAAATGATACATATAAAAGAGCGATAAATAATTTAATAAAGCATGAGGAACGATTACCTTGGAAAGCTTTGCGAGAGCAACTCATAGAAAACGGAATACGAAACTCAACTTTAATGGCATTAATGCCGGCTGAAACCAGCGCTCAGATTAGTAATAGTACTAATGGTATTGAACCTCCTAGAGCTTTAGTATCATACAAACAAAGTAAAGATGGTGTAATGGCACAGGTTGTACCAGGTGTATATCATCTAAAAAATAAGTACGATTTACTATGGGACCAAAAATCACCACAAGGTTATTTAGCCATTTGTGGAATATTACAAAAATATATAGACCAGGGAATCTCGGTCAATACATCTTATAATCCAGAACACTATGAGGATAATAAGATTCCAATGTCTGAGATGTTAACTGATTTAGTGACTGCTTATAAGTATGGATTAAAACAATTATATTACTTTAATACATACGATGGAGCCGGAGAAATAGAAGATGAACCAATCCAAATCAACGAAACTACAGAGGGAATCGACGAAGAAGACTGCGAAGCCTGCGTCATCTGAAGATTGGTGTATGCTACCTGACATAGAAGATGTCGAAAAAATAGTAAATAGAGAATTAGAAAAACTGAAGGAGTTTGAAATTGCCAATTCTAAAAAAGAATAAACAATCACATTTAAAAAAGAATATGTTTTTTGATGAAGGTGTTGACATCGCAAGGTACGATCAAGTTAAATACCCACAAATCGAAAAGATAACAGAAAAACAATTAGGATTCTTCTGGAGACCGGAAGAAGTCGATGTGTCAAAAGACAAAAAGGATTTCCATGATTTATCGAAACACGAACAACATATATTCACGTCTAACCTCAAACGTCAAATACTACTGGACTCTGTTCAAGGTCGGGCCCCGAACCTTGCTTTCCTTCCTATCTGTTCGTTACCCGAGTTGGAGAATTGGATTGAAACATGGTCCTTTTTTGAAACGATCCATTCTCGTTCTTATACTCATATTATTAGGAATATATATCCGAACCCTAGTATAGTATTTGACCAAATGTTAGATATAAAAGAAATAGTTGAATGTGGCAACGATATTGCTGCTTATTACGATGATTTGATTACAAATAGTAATGGTCCTACAAATAGAAGAGACCATAAAAAATCGTTATGGATGTGTATGATGTCAGCGAATGCTCTAGAAGGTATTCGTTTTTACGTATCCTTTGCCTGCAGTTGGGCATTCGCTGAGCTTAAAAAGATGGAAGGTAACGCAAAGATTATTAAATTTATTGCGAGAGATGAGAATACTCATTTAGCCGGAACAACAACTTTACTCAAACTTATGAGAAGAGAAGATAAAGAGATGGAAAAAATAGCAAAGGATTCAGAAAAAGAATGTACTGAATTATTTGTAAAAGTTATAGAACAAGAAAAAGCATGGGCCGAGTATCTATTTAGAAATGGCTCAATGATTGGTTTGAATGAATCAATATTAAAAGATTACGTAGAATGGGTAGGTTCAAAAAGAATGAGAGCTGTTGGATTAGTATCTCCTTACTCAGTACCACAAGCTAATCCATTACCATGGACTGAAAAATGGATAGCAGGTGGAAACGTACAAGTCGCACCACAAGAAACTGAGATTAGTTCTTATGTTGTTGGTGGTGTTAAGAAGGATGTTGATAATAATACATTAAAGGGATTATCTTTATGAGATATCAACATCAACTACCTTTAAACTTAAACAAACCGGCCGATGCTACTCCTGAACAATTTGATGAGTGGCAAGAAAAGGAACTTAATCCTTGGGCTGAAAAACAACTAAGCATTGTTGCAATGATGTCCGTAGTACAAATTACTATGTTAGGACTTATGTTTGCAGTAATGGCTTTAAACCATTGGATATTTGAATGATAGAAATATACGGAAAACCACATTGTCCTTTTTGTGATAGAGCAAAAGCTTTATGCGAACAAAAGGGATTAGAATATACATATAAATCTTTAGGTACAGATTTTGGTAGAGAAGAAATGTTAGAAACATTTCCAGGTGCAAGAACCTTTCCACAAATTATTGTAGATGGCGATAAAATCGGTGGATATACTGAATTAGCAACATTGGTGAATAATCCAAAATGAAACTAGAATGCGAATACTGTTATAATTCTTTCGTCATAAGACCAGACGATAGAGATGTTAAAGTGAATTTTTGTCCGCATTGTGGAGAACCACAAAACGAAAACGACGATGAATTAGACTTTAACTATTATGATAATGATTAGCCCTTGGTACTATGAAGGAAGACCGTACGAACCTCCGAAAGATTTTAGTTCGGATGACTATTATGGGTTTGTTTACTGTATTACTAATCGTGGCACGAATAGAAAATATATTGGAAAAAAATTTTTCTGGTCCAAGAAAACCTTACCTATCACCAAAACCCGTAAACGTAGAAAACGTTTATTAGTTGAATCAGATTGGAGAGATTACTTTGGTTCAAATAAACAATTAAATGAAGAAGTCGCAGTTCAAGGAAAAGATATCTATCATAGAGAGATACTTCATCTCTGTAAATCAAAAGGTGAATGTGCTTATTTGGAAGCTAAGGAACAATTCGATAGAGAAGTACTTGGCAGTGATGACTACTATAATGGTATTATTAATGTTAGGATTGGTGCAAATAGTGTAAAAAAACTGTTTACAAACGACTAAAACTGTGATATAATATACATACTATGGCAAAAATAATAAAATTTCCTACGCCGCATGAAAGGAAAATGAAAGAAACTGCAGATTTATTACAAGAATCTGAAGATGCAGTTTACGCGGCAAGTAACGAATGTGTTGAAATGACACAAGAGTTTTTATCTAACTTAGAACATCTAATACATGATGGTATAATCTCAGATTGGCCTGTATTTAAAAGTATGGAATTTAGGAATGAAGAATATCCTGAGTCAAGAGATGTATATGTTCTAGTAAATTTGTTTAACGCAATGTTAAATAGACACTTAGGTATTCCACACGAACTACATCGAGAGTTCGATAGGTTGTTTATTAAAATTAAAAAAACAGCTGAACAACACAAAGAGATAAGAGATAAAATGGAAGACATGGAAGTTTTCTTTGATGCCGATTTTGATTTTCCAGGAGATGACGATGATACTACTTGATTTTAACCAAATAGCTTTATCCAATATTTTTATTCAAAAATTAAACGATGAAAATATGATAAGGCATATGATACTTAACTCTATAAGAATGTATAATAAAAAGTATAGAGATGAATATGGTCAAATGGTTATATGCTGTGATGGTATGAATACATGGCGTAGAGATTATTTCCCTGAGTATAAAGCAAATAGAAAGAAACACAGAGATACTGATGATTCTCAAGATTGGGGAGAAGTATTTAGAGTATTAGATTTAGTACGTACTGAAATCAAAGAGTATCTACCATATAAAGTTATTCACATGGAAGGATGTGAAGCCGATGATATTATAGGAGCACTTACTTTAAAAACACAAGAGTTTGGACAAGACGAACCTATTATGATTATATCATCTGA